CACCTCCTATTACATCTAAAGCATCAACTCCGTCGTAACTCATCTTTGCTCCAAGTATTGGTCCAGGTGCAGGTTCAGGACTGAGGATCTTACCCCATTGTTCTACTGGTAGTGATTCAGGTCTTGGTATCTGTACTCTTGATCCTGGGTGTAACATTGCCATAGCATCTGCTCTTTCATCAGCTACGTCTTTCTGTATTCTTAAGTCTGATTTATTTGCTTGCATAGTGGAATAAGCACCAGCTCTATTAGAAGCTGCAATGTCAGCATCTAATCTACGGGTGACATCAGTCCAACCAACTTGATCATCTATAAATCCAGAAGCACTTGTAGTCTTTAATCTCTCTGCAGCTCTTGTATTTGCAACTTGATCTAAACTTAAATCTCTAACTGTTTTAGAATATCCAGTTCTATTCATAATTCGATCAAGCTCAACTTGTGCCGCTGACTTCTCAATACCTTGTCGATCAATTAATCCTGATTGAGTTAATTGAGCTAAGTACTGTTCATCTGTTAGTTGATCTGATATAGCCTTTAAATTATTAGCTGTCTTCTCATTCTGAAATTGTAAATCCTTAAGGATCTGTCCCTGAGCTAAAGAAGCTAATTCCTTAGCAGTTTGAACCTCACCTTGGATACCACCAACTTCTAATCCTGTTTTCTCAGTTGCTATACCAAGTTCTCTATCAGCCTCACCAAGAGTAGAGGTAAGAGTAGCAAGACTGGCTAATCTATCTTCACTTATCTTCTGCTCTTTCATAGCAGCTTTTTGGATAGCGTTGAGTTTACCTAGCTTGCTTTCTCTAATCTTTCTTTGTGTTAGAGATTCAGCTCTTGTTACTGAACTGACTAAGGCTGCCTGTTGTCTACCTGCAGCTGCAGCAAAGCCTATAACAGCTTTAGCTTGTGACCTACCAGACTGACTTAAGGCAGCTTCACCAGCTTGCTTAAGAGCATTGACCTTTAACTTAGTAAGTTCAAAAGCATTGTTAGCCTTTAGGTCGCCTAATTCTCTATTAAGTAGATCTCTCTCATAATCACTCCTTTGCTTGGCTTCTTGTAGTTCTAAACCAGCGGCTGCACTTTCATACTTACTAGCACTCTCTCTTGATAGAAAGTCTCTAGATGCTTTACCTTTTGCATAGCCAATAGAACCACCAACATTCTTAAGATCTAATTGAGCTTGACCAATAGCGGTACCTGCAGCTCTCTCCTTACCTTTGATGGATAGGTCTTGTCTTTGACTTTCAGTAAGAAGTTCAGATCTAGTTTGTTCACCTTGGATCTGAGCAGAGGTAGTATCAGTACCAGCTTTTCTGGTAGAAGCATCTAAACGTCTAGCAGATTGAGATATCTGATTATCTAATTGCTTTAGATTACCATCTAACTCATTTTGAATTTGCCTAGTGTCTAACGTTCCAGTAGCAAGATCTTGGGTATATCTAGCAGCTATTTCATCTTGCTTTTGTATATTCTCTATTTCTGATATACCAAAAGCTTCCCATAGTTTATCCTTCTCATATCCAAGTGTACCAACTACTTCTGATAACTCTTGAGCTAGTCTACGATCCTCAAATCCTTGCTGCTGTAGTGCTTCATCATAGACAGCTTCCTCTCTTTGCAACCCAGTATCAAGAACCCTTTGGTTGATAGCTTCTTGTGCAGATTTTGTTTGTTGGGATTTATTATATGCATCTATCTGTAGACCATGCTGCTGTTGGCTTAAGTCATCTTGATACTCCCAAGATTTTAAATTGGTTCTATCTTGATATTGCCTAGCAGCTGCAGTTGATGATTTATCTAATTGTCGTTGATCAAGTTGCTGTTGGTGTTTAGCCCACATCACACCTTCATCTTCAAAGTGTGAATAATCTAGAACTCCTTGTTGCCTAGCTTCATAGTTAATACGTGATTGCCATGCACCAAACTCTTCTGTTCCCCAACTACCAGATCGTCTTCTTAGCTCTGGATTCTTGTTTACAAAATCTGCTCTATCTGTATATCTCCATTCTTCTTTTGATGCATCCCAGTTAGCTCCTGACTCATCTCTACTCATAGAGTAGCCATACCGCTGACCATTAGCACCTGTAAAGCCCATCCCCCATTGATGCTCATGCACCTTTTGGTCGTATTCGTAGGCTCTATCAGCAGCTTCTCTTTGGTACTCTATTTGTTTATTTGCTGAACTCTTTCCCATAGGTTAATCCTCTAGATTCTTTGTAATGATTACTAATTCACTTTTCCAATTGAGTTTCTTAGCAAGACCTTTCCTTGCATATGCTTCCATAAGGTTGCAATCATTCTCTCTTGCAAAGTGTTCTACATTGGATAATGCTTCATTCCATAGCTCTTGATCCTTACCAGACCTAGTAGCCCATGTAACTATCCTTAAGACTCTCTTCTGTGGATATGTATTAATCTCAGTTATACCAGCTGCTAACACACCAGTTTCATCTACTCCAACCCATAATTGATTCTTACGAGCAAGTAGTACTTTTAATAGATCATTGGAATGTATCTCACCAGCTGTATGTTTTAAAGCTTTATCAACTAATGGTTTAACTTGATCCCAAAGCCTTGGTATATCATTTGGTTTAACTAATAATAGGGTGGTCATACTCGTCTATAGAATCGGGGGGAATAGTATCCTTCCCACATCATTGCTGTAAGTGATACGGGGAAGGGTGAATCACTAAATACATTCAGGTCAAAGTTCTCGTTCTTCTGATGTATTGGCACATTAACTACTGATTGATCAGCTAGTGGTACATCATTAGCTATATAGAAGTTTGCTTCTGCTACTGCATGTACGTCTGTATAATCTGTAGTTCCTTTTCTCTTTAGCTTGAAACCTAATACACCTGATAAACCAGTTGAGAATCTATATCTAGCAATAGTTAAAGACGAAGTATAATCAGACCTTCTACCCTCTGGGTCTAATCTAAAGTATGTCTTAGGTAAGGAGACATCCATCGAGTATTTAAAACCTACAATAACTAAAGATGCAACAGCTGAAGCACTTAAATCTTTATAGGGAACCTTGAAGTATGTACCAGTACCATCTGTACCTACGGTAGGAGTTGTGGTAAATCCTGATTCAACATATGTAGGGTTAGATAAACTTGCAGCTGTACTAGCAATAACCATGACAGGTGTTAACCCTGAAACATTATTGAATGGTATATAACATTTAGAAAATGGATTAACAGGATCACTGGTGTCATAAGCAACTGAACTAGCTGTTGCATATAAATCAACACAAGGATTCATCTTCTCTCCAAGAGAGTTAACAAGAATTGTTTCCTCTGGAGTTTGATTCATACTTGCACTAACAAGTGTGTATTGACCACCTTGCATAGTGACCGCATACATAACGTCTGAATCAACAGCTACTGTTTGTACAGTTCCTGGTAAAGACCATCTAAACCAAGACTGCATACTCTCTTCTTGTCCGTTGCTATATGTACGATAGAAATATATGTCTTTTTTAGTAGGACCATACAGAGCTATGAACGAGTTTTGAGGACTTGCTAATAGATTAGTAACAGTATCAGGAACCCACTCAGAGACAATTCTACCGATGTCTACAACGCTTGGATTCATCTCTTGACCTGATGTGGTCATCTGATAGATTCGCGTGTAACTGGGAGTCTTACTGACGAAGATTATATTGGTTCCATTGTCTACAGGATCTATATTTATATCCATCTCAAAGTTTGAGATACCACGAATAATTGTGGTTGTAGGTGTGAACAAACCATTAGGTGCAAACATCAAGAACTGTTGGTTCTTACTGAATAAGATCAAACCCTGAGCTGTAGGTAAGACACCTGTTAGTAGTGTTGGTCTGATACTTGATGTGCTTAGGTCAACTGGATCACTAGCTACTTGTGTTAAAGCAGATATGTGATAGAAGTTATAGAACTCATTAGCCTGACTCAGAGATACATTGTCATCTGTTAAGAATCCAAGGCGACTACTGTGGAAGAAAGACTGCTGAATTTTTTTGCCAACAAAACTAGGGTGTGAGTTTGTTGTATCATCACCAACTAATCTTTCTGTCCAACTGATTGGCTGGAAGACAAAAACATTGGTTGCTGTATTAACTAACTCATGAGGCATCGTTGCAGCTGTTAGACCTACTGAGACGTCTGGAGCTACATACTCTTGCCAAAACCCTGCACCTGATGTGCTGTTATCTGCTATGAATCTTGAGTAGTATGTATCTTCTGCTGAGTTAGCAGTATTGATTATCTTTACTACTCTGTGATGTACGGACTTATCTGGTAAAGATGCTACGTTAGCAACTTGGTTCTGGAAAGTAACAAGCTGATCATTACCTGAACCACCTTTACCTGTAAGAGTGAAGGCACTTGTTCTACTTAACTCTAAAGAGGTATCTAATTTAGTTACGGTTAGACCTGAGATACTTCCACCATCTATTGCTGACTTAAGTCCAGTTAAGATCTCATCAGCTGTGGCTGTACTATCACTTGTATATGTATAAGCAGTACCATTAACTGTTACTGAATAGACCTGAGAATCACCAACTGATTTAAGTAATACAGTACCAACTTTATTAGCTACAAATGATGGAGCACTTTGAGTAGTAACTGTCTTAAGTTTGTTAGTAACAATAGTAGTATCTTGTACCGTTAGGATGTCATAGTCATTAGCAGTACTGGCTGTGAGATATGAAGTATTAGCATTTGAATTATAAGTAACTGTTGCTGCTACTCCTGTGGTTACATTCCATATGTATATAGCAGTACCTTTAATACATCCAATATACTTTTCATCTCCATCTCTATGGATGTAGAACCACTTAGCATCTGAATAGATATTCTCATTACCTAGACCTTTGATAAATTTAAAACCAGGTCTTTTAGTTAATCCAAATGTAGGATCAGGGTATGCATTGATGCAATCAACTACTTGTCCAGGGAACTTCTTATCATCAGGTTGCCTAGATACACCACCTATATAATTTGGAATTGTTTGTGATACATTTGGCATTATCTTTGTAAGGCTATGTAAGGTTTATAACTGTTGTAGTAGTTACCATCTTTAGGTTGTCCAAAGAATGTGTAATCACCCTGATTGCATTCATACTCCAAAGCCATAGCTCTACAGTATGCCTCTTTCTGCATACACATTTGGTATAACTGTCCATCACCTACTATTCGTGAGACAGTAAAACATGCAGCTCTAGCTGTTATGTAATCTTGTATTGGACGTGGTAGATCTACCCAGTCAAATAACCAAACAACATCACACTTAAGCTCTTCTGTAAATGTATATGTATGTTTTTGTTTATCATATAATTTTCCACTTCTTCTTATAACGTCCATCTCTTCGTGACCTGTCTCTGCTGATATATCTATCTGCAGTACATTGCTAGGTATTAATATCTCGTTGTTACTATCTGGGGTGAATGGATAATCTTGTTCTGTATTAAATGTCCATCCTTCAGATTGTATTTCTCGTGACACTTGTATAAGTGTGTCGTAAGCAATCGCAACGTCTGGGTTGGTTTGATCGAGAGTAGTAACTGGAGCCTGACCAACAGACGCTAGTATTTGATTTATAGCAGGTAATTCTTGAGCAGCGTTAGTGGTAGGGATAGCCATAATTAAGATATATAAATAAAAAAAAGGGAGCCATATAGACTCCCCTAATAGTTAGAATGCAGAAGGAGCTGAAGCACCTACATACAATTCAACAGCAGCAGCTGGATTAACATAATCTGCCCCGCATGCTAAGCGACCCAAAATCACATCGCCCTGGTAAATGACACTAACATCTCCCTTCGTTACTTGTACGGAAGGACCGATAGCTTCTACCATACCAGCAGCTTCTTTCTGGAAGATAAGTCCACAAGACTTAGCTCCTAGTTCAGTGTTGGTAC